AATATTGTTCTTCAATACCGTCCCAAGAATCTAAAGTTTGTTGAATACCAGTTGCATCAATTGTTGCTTGTTTAAGTGTTTCTTTCAATTGAGGTAATAATTTTTTTACTCTCATTGCATCTTTTACAAATACGTTATCACAACAGAATTTACAATTTGGGTCATATTCATGATTATCCAAATGTTTAATGGTTTCTTCTGCGGAACTTACATGTTCTTTTGCAATATCATAAACTCTTGTAGCTTCAATTAAAGCATTTTGTTCTCTTTGATAATTAGAATATACAACTTCTATATCAATACCATTGAATTGTTTTTTACTATCAATTGCAATTGTCAACTCGGCCATTACATCCATTATCTTACCAATACTTACCGATTTGGTTTGTATAGTTGCATCGGAACCTGTGATTTGAGATTGTAAAGTTGATTGTTTACTTTCTAATTCGGTAATATCTAAGTTACCATCAATAGGAACTAATTGAGCTGATAAATTTGTTATTTCATCATTTAAATCATCTTGTCTATCTTCGTAACCTTCTTTCTCAATTTCAAATTCTTCATACTCATCCTTTAAGGTTTCCAATTTATTTTCAGCCGTTGCTAATTCAGATGTAAAATCGGTTCTCTTAAAGTTTCTTAATAAGACTTGAACTTCTTTAATATCTTCACTCGCTAAATCATATAACTTATCGAATACATTAATACCCATAAATTGAGCTAATAAATCTTTTCTTTCTGATTGTGATTTATCAATGAATAAAGAATTATTTCCTTGTAAGGATAATGCAGTTAATACAAAATCTTCATACTTTCCTAAATAAGATTCAATTACTTTATCCGTTCCTCTACGTTCATCACCATTTAAGTTTACAATTTCACCACCCTCTATTTTCCAAAAGTTTACATCACATTTAACCGCATCACCTTTTTTTGTAGTTTTTGCCGTTCTTTCAATGAAAAATCTCTCATCATTAATATCAAACTCTAACTTACAACTAAATGATGTTTTACGATTGTTTAGAATGTTAGCTGCCTTAAATGCTCTACTACTCTTATCAAAGATACAAAACGAAAGAGCATCAAATAAAGACGATTTACCACTAGCGTTTGGAGCGAACACACCCATTAACCCTTTCATATTCTCAAAGTTAACGATATTATCCTCACCATAACTGAACATATTATTAAACTCAAACTTAATTGGTTTCCAAGCTATGTTCTTAACTAAATCATCATCATTTAATCTTTTGTTTAGTTTATTGTTCAAATCCTCAATCTTACCCAATGTTTCATCATCCAACATATAGTTTCTACCTAAGTAATCTTTAATAAGACCAGCTTGGTATTGAGGGTCATTTACATTACCTACATTCAACTTACCATCTTTATTACCTGTCCTTAAACGAGCTAAAGTGTCGGTACGAGTAATAGTAAACTCATCTACTTTATATTTCTTTTTAATTTCCGTAGTAACCCTCTTAATATCTGCCGCATCGGTTTTAGATACAAACACTCTAAGACGAGGTTTAATAGGCATATCCGTTACATCGGGTACAACACCATTCTCTACATGTAAAGTATAGTAACCATAATCATTTGGTACATCTACATACTCAACTGATAAATCATCCATATTCCAAATAGCGTAACCATGTTTATCTAATGCTTCACCATGATTCTGTTGTATTAAAGAACCAGGATAAACTACTTTACATCCTTTAGGAGAAATCATAGTTTGTCTTCTATGTATATCACCTAATAAAGCTAAATCATATCCATCAAACATTTCTGATGTAAAATGACGAGAGGAAATTGTATAACCAACATCCGTAGTTGCATCTAATACAGGTCCGTGAAATAATGCAATATTTTTAGTATCTGATGTTAATGGTTCAAACACCCAATTTTCTTTCTCATCAAAAATAGAAAATGTATCAAATCTTACACCCCCATAGGTATAACTTTGAGTATTTCTTAAATAAGTTAAATTAGGTAAATCTAATGCTTCTACAATTGGAGTTAATACATCCAATCTACCAGCATTGTTTAAGTTACAATCGTGGTTTCCAGCGATTAATATGGTAGGACATAATTCACAACACTTCTTAAGAAAATAATTTATTTCATTAAGAAGCTCCGGTGACATTTCTAATTTAGCGTGAGCCAAATCTCCCGCTAAATAAATAAGGGAATTTTCTGTTCCCTTTTGCTTTATATCATTAAATAATCTATCAAATACCTCTCTATATTCCTGGTGTCTTTTTAGATTTCTAATGTGAATGTCCGCAATGTGATAAATTTTCTTTAATTTACTCATATTTTATTTTAATATACTACTACTGAAATTAGATAGCTTTTCTTTTAATACGCTTTCCCAACTTAAAGTTACGGAATTTTTCTGATATTTCAAAATATTTTGGAAGTTATTTTCGCCGGCATCCTTACCATCTAACTTAATGTTCCTCACCACCTTTACATATGATTTAATTTTGTTATATAATACCAATGCATCCTCTTGAGCATCGGAATCTAAACAAATATACACCTCAGGATTGGTATTTTTTATAGCCCCCATTAGGGTATTTTGTACAAATTTACCTAATAATGGAATAGCATTTCTTTTTAGAGCAATTGCATCGAATACACCTTCACATAAAACAATAGGTTGTTTCCAATCAATTTGATTAGAAAATACTATAACATCTTTAGATACAGGAGGATTTTTATATTTTTGCTTTTCTTCAGGAAAGATACTTCTTGCTATAAAATAATTTAATTGATTTTTACTATCATATGAAGGAACAATAATTCTACCACCATATAATCCTTTTGGACAAAATCCTATGTTATATTTAATAATATGTTTTTTAGTAATACCTCTTTGTTTAAGATATGATATTGCATTTCTTTCTAATGGATTTGAAATACTATTTGATAATTCTAATGCTGATTTAAATTCTGGTGGTAAAAATAATTGAGATGTATTTTCAGCTTCTTCTTGTTCTGATTCTGTTGTAATTTTATCTAACAATTCTTTAATAGAACCTCCCCAATCATCTTTAAGTTTTTTTCGGATTTCTTCACTTATTCCACAACGGCCTACCAAATCACTTAGGTCTAAATCATTCATTCCAATTCTCTTACCTAAATAAATAAGATTACCACCGGCATTACAAGTCCAACAATGAAACTTATATGTTTTATCGTTTATTTGTAGTTTTGGTTTGTGATGATGACAAAAAGGACAATGATATGCATGCTCATTTTTCTTTAGAGTTCTGCTAGGTCCGATGTATTTATCAAATAGTTGTATTATCTCCATATATCAAATATACGGAAAATAGTTTAAATTACCAAATTATTCGGAGAACCATTCATCTGGTATCACCTTATCGGCATACTTAAATCCATGTTTATCACACCAATCTGCGTAAGTTGTTTTGGATTTTTTATTGATTTTGTTCTTTGAATTGGTAAACACGAAACGAATATCTAATGTAGGATTCTGTTCTTTAACTAATAGATGTTTCTTTCTATCAGCTAATACAAATCTACCTTTCGTTTCTACCCTAATATTATTGGGTAATTTAAAATCTGGACTATATGTGTGAGGTGAGGAAGGTATAATATAATTAACCTTTTCAGTTTCATATTCTACTTTAATACCCATTGATTCGATTTGTTGGGAAACCGTATCTTCTAATCCACTTTTATAACCATTCTTTTTTTCTACCCAACCTTTTTTTGTAACCTTTTTTGCCATTATTATTTTCTAGTATTAACCGAAGTATATTTCTTCGTTGGTGTATATGGTGCTTCTTTACCACCATTGGTACTTAATACATCAAATACTTTAACGGTTTTAAGACCATTTGCATCAATCATATTAAATTCCGATTTATCACCGGTTTTTAAGTTTGGTGTAAATCCGTTAACTGCTTCAATTCCAAATTTTTTGTTTTTAATAAAATCAACAGCTTGTTTATCAGCGTTTTTTTCTGCTAATTTACTTTTATTGTATGTGTCTATGATTGCCATAATTCGTTTTGTTTAATATAAATATATGTTAAGTATCAATTCTTACCAAAAAGTTTACAGGAAGGTCTGGAGTTGATTTAATTGGTGTTGCTAACTTAGCTACCGCTACCATATCCATGTTTTCATCATACAATCCAATTGTTGTAACATATGGTGCTTTAAATGAACCGGTTGGATCGATTGATGAACTATATTCGTATGCTAAAAATTCTGGTTTTATAGTTGCTGCATCATATTTACTTGTTCGTTTAGTTCCTTCAAATGATGTAGTGTATTCTACATTTTGTAAATTAACAAAATCTATTGCGGTTGGATTAGTTGATGTATTAAATTCATCTTCATCTACTACTAATAAAATTTCGTTTTCATAAATAGTATTTGTAGATTGATAATTTAATTGCCAATCATAATCCAACATATTGTTTCTAACTGTATCTGTATCTCTAGTAATTACAATAATACCATGTGAATAAAATACATTACCCATTATAATCGTAGATACTTTTAAATTTCCATTTATATCAAATCTTCCTAACCATGATATAAAAGATGTTTGCATATCTATTCTTACTAAATAAAATACATAATCAAATTTAATCTTAAACACACCGGTCTCAATTTCAATACTTGGACCATCATCATATGGCATCAATTCAGCAATAAGTTCAGTACCATTTGGATCTTCAAAAATAAACAAAGAATTGTCTACATCAATACGTTTAAATAAATATGAGTTATAATTGGATGATAAATTACCAAATCCATCATCTACAATAGTTTCGTTTAATAATTGTGATGTAAGTATAACTGAATTTGGTTTTATTTCTTCTCCAAATTTTATTTGTGGAACTTGAAAAACATAGGCCTTATCATTTAAAACTCTTTGTTTAACTCTTTCAATATCAGTATATGTGGGTTTTATTGTACCATAGGATGTATATAGATTATGAGGGTCTCTATAATACATTGTTCTTAATTGATGCCAAGTACCATTTTCTAATGCTTCTTCCGTAGTTAATACATCATAACTACCTGTATGATTATATGCAATCTGTGTATTGAATCCACTACCACTATCAAATTGATTTGCTGTGAAATTTTTATAAACCTTAAATGGTCTAAGTGTAATATCTGATTTAGGTATTTGTTTTAACATATCTTAATATAAATATTCTAATAAACAAAAACCCAACTTTTTTAAGGTTGGGTTTCTTTTATATTGTTTGATTTTTGTTCTACGATACTTTCAAACAATATCTTAGAAATCTAATTTAACTTTTACCAATACTTCTTTACTAAATGATTTAGCGATTGGTTTAGATGTTTTAGCTACTGCAATCAATTCGTTTGAATCATTGTATAATCCAATTGTAGTAGGATAAACAACAGGATCAGTTGTAAATGCTGCGTTATAGAAATCACCTTGAGAACCAGTTACAAATGTAGGGTTATTAGAATAGTTAAATTCTCTATTGTTAACTCTTACAAAGTAGTGTGCTGTTGATACGTTTTCAATTCTTCTTGCTTCAAAATCTGCACCAGCTTTAATTGCATTAAACAATTTAATATGATTAAATGCATTAGCCGTTGTAGTTGTAGTAGGTAATATTGTTTGAGCACCTAATGTAGTTGCTAATGCAGTTGGATTGAAAATTAAAATACCATAATCAGGATAAAATTTACCAAAACCTTTACCATCAGTTGCTACATATGAATTAATAGTTGCTGCTGTATTTGTTCCTAAGTTTAATGAACCACTTACAATGTTGAATTCGTTTGTACCACTATTTGTAGTATTAAACTTTTCACCACTATTATCAATAAATGTAAATGAACCACTTGTACCAGTCAATGTAATTTGCCAGTTTCCAGCATCCATTCTTTCTCTATAATTAGCTCTACTTAAGTTAATTATATAAATATCATCTGAACTATAAGCATCTTCAGTTGAACCAGAATAGAAACGAAAACTAGTTTCATTTGTATCTGTTAATAATGCTCTATATTGTGCGTAAGTTGCTTTTGTTGGTAATGTTGAATTATCATCAGTTGCCAAATCAGTAGCACCACCACCTGTTTTATGTCCATAAGATACTGCAAACTCAACTGCCGAAGAACCCGTATTAGATGAACCATATACATTGTAATAATACTCATCCGTTGCAGAACCACTGCCACCTGCTGCTATTGTAGAACTAGTGAAAAATGAAGTTAAACTACCACTACCATTACTCCAAATACCAGTTGTTACTATTTCATTTTTAGCAGTAACGATATCTGTTGTATTAAATACTTTATAAACTGAATTCGTTGTTACACCTGTTTCCATTACTAATTTTTCACCTGTTGTAAGGTAATTATTAATAATAGTTGCTAATTGTGTTGTATCTATTGCTCCATTAGCAGCTTGCCTTTGTTGTGTTAGATAATTTGCTATATCATTGGTAAGTTGTGTACCAGTATTTGATCCTAATTGTGCCATATTGTTATTTCTTTTTTATTATACTGCGGCTACATATGTAACAGTTACAGGAATAGTTACACTACCACCTGTTTCGTTACCAAATATAGTTAAAGTTGTTGTTATGTTTGAAGTTAATGAACTATTAGGTATAAATGTAAATGTTAATCCTTTTACTACTTCTGCAGTTGCAGTTACACTATTACTAAATGTAGTAGTTGTAGTATTTACATTTGTTAATCCTTCACCTACAATTGTACCAGCATTTTTATTTCCTAATACTGCTGTATATCCACCATTCTTATTTCCTGCTGGAGATGTTGAAGGTGTGATAGGAAATTGTCCACCGGTTGTTTTAGCTGCAATTAAAGTTGCATTTAAAGAAACTTGTGGTATCTTTGTTGTAGATTTTGGTAAAGTTACTAATTTGTACTTTAGTGCCTGAGTTTCATCCGGACTAGCTTCTAAGATTGGAGTTGCTAAAATAGATGCATCATAGTAAGCAGATCCTTTTGGATGTGCTGCATCATATAATGTGTAATCAATTTCATCATCACCCAATGCAAATTGAGAAATGTTTAAAGGTTGCCCAGCTGCTAATTTTTCTCTTCCTTTTTTTGTAAGGATAGCATCTACCGTAATCGTTGTGTTATCTAAATATGCCATAGTTTGTTTATTATTCTTTTATAAATATATAAAATATTTTTTTGTTACATTATTTTTAATCTACTTCTAAGATTGGTTCAGATGTATTTCTACCTTGTTTATTAATTCTAAGAACTGTTGGATTAGTTATAAATGTTTCTACTGCATCTTTGCCATCAATAGTAGTATTTGTAGTTTGCTTAGAACCTTTATAAAATAAATTTTGTAATCCAATAGATTTTCCACTTTTATAAATATAATGTGATGGTAAATATCCACTAGCAGTAGTTATTCCTATTATATTAGGGTCACTTGCTAAACTTGCACTTACACCAATATCTTGAATAATTAATTCATTATGATAAGATGAGGTTAATACATTTGTATAAATTCCACCTACACTTGCACTTGGTATTATTATTGTATCTTTTTTTGTTACCATAAATGCTCTAATACCTTTAGATTTAAATGAACCATTTTCTTCGTAATGATATTTTCCATATCCATTATTAAAATATGTATTAAATCCATATTCACTATATTTGTCATCTAAACCAACAATAGTAGCTCCACCAAATAAATCATATTGTGCTAATATAGTTGGGTCTTTTAATTTAAAATCAATTGTTCCTTCATATGTATCGTATGTTGCTGAAACTAAATCTTCAACAATATCACCAATCGTTGCATCATATGTATTATACTCACCCGCTATCGTAGTAACTTCTTCGGTTGAAATATTTGCTTCATATGTATTATATTCACCACTTAACACATCAATTGATTCGGATAAATTTAAATTACCCTCATAGGTATCAAATGTAGAATGTAATGTTGTAATCGTTGTATCACTAATTACACCTTCTAATTGTGTATTTTCAGCGGTTGGTTTAGTATGTTTAACTTTACTTCTTTCTAAAAAGTGTGGTGCTATAAGTAAACCAGTTGTTGCTTTAACTCTCGCCGGCAACATTTGTTTAATATTAACAAACAATGATTTATCGTAGTATTTAATCAAACGAATAAAATCATAAATGTTTCTATTACTAACTCTTTGGAAATAGTAATTTCGTAAATCATCTAAATCTTTGTAAGTATTATTATAGTCATCCGCCGGGTCACCAAAATAATCATCAATTGCATCACCACCAAATGATTTTGCAATATCCAAATCTAAATCTTTATTAGGTGAGAAAAATAATCCCAATCTATTAGAATCATTAGCCGCCGTATCAAATGCTTTTTTAGTTACTCTTTTTGTTGGAGATAAATCACCTATTAATTCTTGTCCTTCAATTCTAATTTTATTATTAGATAATCTTGTTACACCTGTGTTTGGTAATTCAACTGCCGAATCTTTACTTCTATATAGGTAGTTCCAATGTTGATGTGTTGTACTATCGTATTGAGATGCCGAAATAAAGCCACTTGCACTAACATATGAAACATATCCACTTTCTAATAATCTTTCACCATATTTTACACTACTTGTAATATTTGATAATATAACATTAGGTGCTACGTTTTTAATATAATCCTTTACACTACCAGATTGAATTTCAATAACAGAACCGGAAAGTTGATGTGGATTTTCAAAATCTAATCTTATTAATAAATCTTCTGTTGATGCCGAAATATAATTACCAATCATATTTTCACTATCTAACAAATGAATATCAAATAACGAAGCACTTAGTGCTGATTTCCATATTTTAACTTCATCTAATTCACCTCTAAATCCACCGATGTAAATATGAGAACCACCTTCCCAAACATTATTAGCTGCGGTTGTATAATCTATTCGTTTTTTAACAATTCTATCTTTTTCTGCATAACCATAATAAATTGTAAAATCAGAATTTGAGCCATCATATTCTTTAGTTAATAATATTGTATGAAAATTACCATCAAAAA